CAGTACATGGTCTACTACTCTGCCAATGGTAGAGAGATGCAAGAAGTAGTAATTAGATATAAGTACTATGACCGTAGCCCTAACTCAATGTATCTGAACGCAACTGCTAATGGTCAAGAGCGTTGGGTTCGATTAAGGGTCAAGACTGATACTGTTACCCAAGAGTTCTTTGGTGCTGAACCACCACTTGATATCTACGCAACCTCAACTGGTTATGCGCCCGCACTTCAGACTAATTCATTCATCAATACACTAGGTTATATCCCTTGCGTAGAATCACCTAACTTACCTTACTTTCCTGGAGATAGTGGTAGGTCTGACTTTGCTATGGTATCTGACCAAATAGAAGCTGAAGATACAGTGCGTGGTGCAATCATGCAAAACATCTTTACCTTTGGCAACCCTACTCTAATCACTACTAGAAGTCGTGAAGAGGTGATGCAAAAGACTACTGAGATAGGTACTCAGTCATGGGCTGCCGCACAAGGCTTTAAAGATGTTAGCTCTGTACGTATCGACAACCGCAGGACTGATGGTGGATGGTCTGCACGACAACACGAAAAGATAGTACCTGTCATTGGTAACGTAGGTGCTGATGAAAGGTTTGGCTATGTACTGCCTGACCCTGTAAGTCCTGACCAATCTAGGTTTGCTGATACGTACCGCACTGCACTACATGGAGCTTTAGGTGGTATTGACCCTAACGACCAGTCCTTCTCCACTTTTGGTGAGGTTAAGTCACTCTACGGGAAAGTAGCTGCTACGGCTAACATGAAGTCCCTTACTCTATGGAATCATGGATTAGCTCGTATCCTTGAACTATGTATCATGCATGAAGAAAAGTTATACATGGATCAGTTCAAACAATGGCTTATCACTCAAGACCCTAAGATTGATATCACTCAAGTAACTCAACAGCAGATTGAACAGTTGATTTGGCAAGACGGTATCGAAACTCCTATCAGCGTAGGACTACAACCCTTTGGCGAAGTCAATGTTTACTATCGCTACAACGGTGATGTATTTGAAGACTCACCCAAGGATAAGCTAGACCGCAGTATCTACACTCGCAACCTCCAAGAACTAGGTGTAGGTAGTCTTGAAGCCCTTGACGCTATCTATCCAGACCTATCCCTTAAGGAAAAGAAATCTAAGTTATCGGGTATCCCCTTTAGGATTGGTAATGAGTACTTGGGCTTAATGAACAACATGCTCCAACAGCATGTTCAAATGAGTCAGGTAGAAGATCCATATAATCCAGGCAAAGCGTTAAGTTTGCGCTATGATATGACAAAGCTCATGGATTCGGTGTTCATAGTCTTAGAACGCGAATTCTCCTACGGCGCATCTTATGATGAAGCTGACAACAAGGATAATCCCTTAACCAATGGTACAAGCACTCCAAGCCTACTCTCCCCAAGCACAAGTAGCCCCATCACCACAGGTAGTAGTTCCACAGGGCAACCCACAGTGGCAGTCTCAACCTCAACTGGTGAACCCATACCTTTCGACTGGGCAAACCCCCCAATACTCCCATCCTCAGCAATTTCTACCAACACAAGGGGGTTGGGTTCAGACTACTCCTCAGATGGCAGTGGCATCCCAGCAACCCAACCATCAAGCGGAATATCTGGCACTCAACTCGGTAGCTCCCAACTATTCACAAAGCCTCCCTTCTCCACAACCACAGTATTCCCAATCCTCTCGCCAGTACAGCCCGAAGCTAGACCTAAACGCACCAAGCGGAAAGGATAGTCAAGGTAATCCACTAGCCTCAGTTATTGAGCTAATTAATAGCTTTGGTGGTGGTAGTCCTGAGTTAGCCATTGCGCGTATCCACCAACAACTGATTCATCGTGAAGACCAGTTAGGCGAAGTAGTTGCCTACACCCAAGCACTTGAGAAAGAAGCTATTCAAATGGGCGAGATTCTATCTAACCCTGAATCAACTGGCAAATGGCTACAGTACCAAGAGTTCCACCTTGCTCAACTACCTGAAGTAATCAACTTCCGTAATGCTTACCCTGAAGCAACCTTTGAGCAATACTACGACTACTTGATTAAGTCCAACACGCCCCAAGCTCAAGACCAACGTCCTCCTGCTCCTTTAGGCTATGAGTATGCTCCTGAGCCAGCGCGACCCACATTCAATCAAATGAACATGGGTGTTGGTCAAGGTTCTGGTGGTCAAGTTGCTACACGCAAGATTGACCTACTCCGCCAAATGGACAATGGACATTTTGGACAGTTCTTTAGTCAGTTGGCTTAGATCGCCCCTGAAGTTCCGATTATTTAAAGCTCATCTCTTCTTCTTCTAGATGACTCCGCTTACACCTTACCCACTCAATAGCAAATGGCAACATTTAGTTCTCAGTTAGAAATCATTATGGGTGTGGAGCTATATCGCCCCCGCCCACAATACATTGCCAAGTACGTTATGCAGCCTCAAATTGTCCATGATTGGTCGATGCAACCAGGCTCAACTGTTCGTATGAAGCGCTTTGGGTTCTGGAATGACCCTGGCTCTTATACCCTTAGCTCTCGTCAACGCGATAAGTCACAAGTCATCGGCACTGGTGGTGGTCGTGGTCTACCAGAAGAAGCGGTCACAATTACTCTTCAAGAGTTTACTGGCCCATCTACTGGTAATAGCGCTAACCCTAACGAACCAGGCGTACTTAAGATTAATATGTACGACCTCAAGACCATGCAGCGTAATCTGTATGACATGAGTCGTGCTGACCAGTTCCATCAAAGCATCGGTTCTGAAACACTCTTTGAAGACTACAGACGTTGGAAGGACTCTATCTACATTGGTCTAGCCTTAGCTGCTAACCCTGCTACATCTACCACTGGTCAAGTTGCTAACAATACTGTTGGTGGTTACTATAACCCCGCAGGCGTAGTTAACGGTGGTACTTACAACACAGCTACAGGCGCACCTCGTTTAGACTTCACTAGAGATGTACTTAAGGTCGTCTCTGATATGCGCTCTCGCTTAGTCCCTCCTTTCCAATCTAACTTTGGTGATGTCTACCACGGATTGGCAAGCCCAGGGTTCATGCTTCAACTACAGCAAGACTCGCGCTTCTTACAGGTAACACAGTACCCAGGCGTTCCAGTATCTATGTTGCCTATGAGCGCACAGTCTGGAACCTTACCTCAGATGATGCCTTTACAAGACTGGACAATGACTCCCGTTGACCTTGTTAAGAGCGGTGGATTCTACGGTCAAACTGGATTCATGCACTCTATGGTTATGCCCCTAGGCTTCATCATGGGTGGTGTACGTTGGTTTGAAACTACTAACCTACCTACAATCCCAGTTCAGCTAACTACCGCTGGTCTAGCCTCACAAGGGTACGCTGATGGTAGTGCAGTTACCCGTCAAGCCGAATGTGCAATCATCATTGGTTCTAATGCCATTGGTGAAGCTATCTGGGGTGAAGGGCCACAAGTCCTAGTCAACGAGAACACTGACTATCGCCGATTCATCATGACCATCTGGCAAGAGTACGGCGGCTACTCAGTCCTCAACTCTAATAACATCACTGTTATGCGTGCCTTCGCTAGCTTCTAAACTGCCTAATTGAGGTTGTACTAATGTGCTACAACCTCACAGCTTTTGTTTAACCTTCACCTTAATCATTCTTATGTCAGACTGCGGTATTGATTACTCTAACCACAACTCTAACCGTGTAACTCCTGAACAAATCAAGGAATTGCTAGACACAGCTATAACTCAAGAAGCTGTGTTCTGGGATAAAGAAGTTGTTGTCTCATATAAGCTATCTTCAGGCTTTACCATCCTTGGTAGAGGCGCTTGTGTAGACCCTGCTAACTTCAACATTGAGATTGGTAGACAAGTAGCTCGTAAACAAGCCGAAGACCAGCTATGGCAACTAGAAGGTTATCTCCTTCAGAACAGACTAATCGGCAAGCTATAACTTAGCTCCTTCCCGCCCACTTACCCTTCTACGAACAGAACTATGTCTGCAACTTTTGGTAATTTTCTCGGCACTGAGAACAGTGGTTTACTAGTTAACTCTCCTATCAGTGGTGCTTTAGGCATAATTGATGGGTTGTTTCGAGTTACCACCACACCTCAGACAGTCATCACTGCTCGTGTACCCATGAACCCTTTAGGTACTGACTCTGTACCTGGTTCTGACTTACTCACCATCTCACCTAACTTAATCATCCCTACTGGTGCATACGTCACTGAAGTAACTTGGATGCTCCCTGCATTAGCTGTATCTCCTACGTTGCAGACCTATGCCTACAACGTCTTAACTGGCACATCTACCAACACACTTAAAGTAGCTACTGCTGTTCAAGGTGTATCGGGTACTGTCGCTAACTCACTTGGGGGTCTAACTGCACAGATTCAGTCAACTGGTAACTTCCTAGCTGCTGACCACTTCAGCGTATTAGGTAAGCGTATTAACCCATTTGCCAATGAAGACTCGGCTATCACTGGCTTAGGTTCTTACACTGGTACTGATGCTGAACGTACCGTTAACCTATACTCAACTGTAACGGCTGGTACAAGTGCTGGTAGTGGCATCTCAGTAGCTAACATTCCTGTAGGCTTTGGCTTCCCACAATGGGTTGACATTCCTATCCAAATCAAGTATTGGATGGCTCCTACAGTTGATGCACTATCCTTCATCCGTGGTCAAATCATCTAGAGCGCTGTATAGTTAATATGCAGTGACTCACATCACATTGAAGCCCTGTCCTTGCGGATGGGGCTTTTCTATGTCTAATGTTCTCTATACACGTTAAAAGTATTAGTCTCGCTACCCTTTCTCCTAGAACAGGCAACCACATACTTATACTTAAGAGTTGCATCACTAGGAGTAAATGTAGTTGCATAACAGTATTGCTCTGTATCTGGACTACCCTTGCCAGATACCTTGCCATTAGCTATAACCTTGTTGACCATGCTTATAGCTTCATAGTCGCTTAACCCATTAGCATTGTTATGGATAATTATCTTACTCATCTAACACCTCAAATGTAGTCGTAGCTTTTATAATGCGATACTCAGTTGTCCAGTGGTAAGTCTTCGCCGTTTCCCTTAAGCTGTTTATCTTATATCTAGCTTCTTGCTCATCACTTGTACTTGCAAGCAACGATCCATCTCCAAAAAAATGACTCAACTTTACTCGCTCCCACCCGTCGTCAGTATTAGACTGTCTTGATTCAATGGTATATACAATCTTTATCTCATACATCTCTTAATCCTAAATCTCTCCTACAGCGTAGCGTAGGGTATTATTAGAGCATTACTACTATTGACCTGACACATGGCTGGACGTATTGCATCACAAAGCCCATTCATCCTACTCCCCCGCTATGGGGAAAAGTATGAAGGGATGGCTAAGCAAATCAAAGATGTTATAGGTGTGGCTCGTAAAGAAGCTAGAACACCTGAAGATTTAGCCTTTGCAGAGTATGTAGCTACCAATACTGTAGGGGCTAGGATGGGTAGAGCTATCAATAAGAGACAGGTAGCTATGCGCCCTGATATTAAAGGGCAATTATTAAATGACCAGTTCTTTGGGTCAGGAGCAACTATTGACCCATTCTTTTTACCTTATAAAGCAGGGTTTGATAGGACAATAAACGAGTTTTTGTCAAACAAAGTAATTCCATATAAAGGAGATATGGTAGAAAAAGTAGCTGGCATTGACTATCAAGACAGACTAGCATCTATCGCTCATATACCTAAAATGATGGAACGATGGGAGAACTTGCCTAAAGTTGAAAAAACTGTGTATAGAGGTATCAGGGATGAAAATTTCTTTTGGACTAAAGACAAAGAGCCTCAATCTAGATTTACCAGCGCATCCCAAAATCTGGGCATTGCACAAAGGTTCGCAAAAGCTGGCAGTCCAGAAAGAGGGCAAGTAGTTACTATTGCGTCTAACACAGGCAGGAGACTAGCAGCAAAGGATGGCGAAGAAGAGGTGCTATTTGCCCCTAGAACAAGCTTCGTTAAATTAACTCATCCTGACTTGCTTATTATTCAAGACAAAGCCCTGAGAGGAGAACCTTTGACCGAGAAAGAGTCAAGGGTTCTAAGCAGAACTGTTTACATGGACAAAAAAGTGTCTAAGCTTCCTGAGATACCAAGCTATGACGAACTTAAGTTGATGTCTAAACAATATGGGACACAAGCAAGACATAATGAAATGCTTAAAAACATTGATTATGCTAAAGCTAAATGGAGTTGGACAAAAGCTCCCAAAGAAGCCATTGAACAAAGCTTAGCTAGTCTAAACGAATTAGCTGATAAGATGAAAGGAGCTTATGACTACAGAGAAATTAAGCAAGGTCTATCAAAACAATACGACTTTATAAATAGCTTCAAAGATGAAATCCCTTTTTAACGCACACGTATGGAAAAAGTAATACACAAGACTAAAGGGCTATGTACTATCTGGTCTGAGTTCACAGACTACTTTGTACTGGTTGACTCTAATGCCCGTAAGTTCCAAGCTCAAGCCCATGAGTTCACTAGAGCTATAGATGTAGAGTCCACTGAAGTTAAGCCCGACCTACCACCTTACCTAGCCTATCTAGAATCATCCTTTAAGGCAGATGTTAAGCGATACCCTATAGACATCAATGACTTATCAATCATCACTGATGACGTGGTTAAAGCTTTAGGCATAGATGAAGAAGTAGCTAGGGTTATAGTATTCAATCGTCCTGACAAAGGATACACTGACTTTCAACACCTAACTACTGTCCTTACCATCAACAACGTATCCCTAGACCACCGCACTATCGAACACTTTAAATCAATGTCTCTAGTTATCTTTGGTGGCGTTGAGGAGATGTACTAGGGCTTACAATCCTAAACCATCTCTTACCCATTACAGGATAGTATTGTTTACCTAAGACCTTTGACACCCAATCACATATCCGATGTATTGCAACTAGGTCAGGGTTCTTATGCCTATTTCTACGTTTCCATCGCTTACTCTTCATAGTGGTAGAATCTCTGTAGGATTAGGATAAAACCATACTTTAATCCACCATCTATCTTTGCTCCACCTCTTGACAGGAGAGAAATGAATTACGACATCTAGCAAATGAGTCTCAATAGTACACTTGTCAATGTCAAGGAATCTTAGTCTTGTAAATCGAATACTCATCCTATCCTCACAGTAATTAATTAATCAATATGTCCAACGTCCCTCAAGTACAGCATCGCACTAAAGGTCTATGCACTGTCCTCAATGAGTTCAGTACGTATCTATATCTACAAGCATCTGACGGATCTAAGTTTGAATCAGGCTTAGGTGACATCATCGAAACCTTTACCTCGACTACACCCGTCATAGTCACACCCACGCCCACCATCGCTGGTAGTCCTGCACAAATACAGGTCAACATCAATGATGAGTCTTTAACTTCAACTGACTTAGCTGAACTAGTTAGAGGCATAGGTCGTCAAATCGCCATGGGTATAGTCAACAATCGTCCTAGTAGTGGATACACAAGTATTGAGAACTTAGTTGAAGTCCTAACCGCAGCTAAGGTCAACTTCAACCAAGCTACCATTGATGCTATCAAGGCTGATAACTCACTTGTGTTTGGGAATGTTGTATCAAGTTAAAACTGTGTCAGTATAAGTAGTTTCTCTCCTGACTCCTCTAAATTCATCATTATTGTATTCAGGGTAGTCAGCTTTAAACATCTTGATTAATCCGTCATAAGCTTTAAGAAACTCTACATCATTAGAGGCGTTGGTATGCATAACAGTACCCCACCTAGAGGTCTTGGCTTGTATCAAATATTCTTTCATAGTATTAAATAATGGAACTTTCTGAACGTGATAAATCTAGGGTGCGCTTCCACTTAGGATATGCAGACTACGCTGGCATCCAAGCGGGAGAGGTCGAACAGCTAGAAACAGCTATGAGTACTGTCAGAGATGAGATAGTCCTCACCTACATCCGTAGCTACTTAGATACCTTAGACAATATCTTCCTAGCTAAAGACCCGACTAACCCAGATAGCTTCACCCAGATACAGTTGTTTGCTGGTGACATTAACCGTACCCGTACCGACAAATCGCCCATCACCACAATGAAGCAATGGGGTGAGATTTATCGTCAGTACTGTGATGAGTTAGCTAATACCTTATACGTTACTAACTTTAGGAATAAGGACTATGCCTATAGGTTTGCCCGTGGTAGCTCATCCTATATCAATGCTGTCAAAGGTATGGCTGTCCCTAATGTAGGATCGCGTATCTTTATGCACTCGTATCTGGCTTAATACCTCTCAGCAATATATAAACTAAAACTAGGAAACTCAAACCTAATAGCTTTGGGATGAGACGGGACAGTGTATACCACCCATTCCCAGCACCAACAACAGACTGGGTAGAATACTAACTGGATGTACCAAGATAGTATCCACACTTCAATTAGGTCAGCGCCTTTACGGGTGTTAGAGCAATAGACCTTCATAGCTTAACCCTCTCTTTCAAGAAATCCAAAGCACCATTCAACAAAGCCTTAAGGTTAGGACTCCATAGTACTGACGTATCATTATCCCAAGATATCCTGAGCTTCCAACCATTACCTTTAGTGTGACCATCAACACTTACGCCACAATCATCAAGCTCTGACTTGTATCTAATACCTGAGTAATAGCATAGATCTGGGTCTAGCTTGGATAGGAATGTGTGTAGGTCATGGTGGAGGGATAGTTGATGAGCATCACTTTCATTGATACCCATATCAATGTATCGGTCAATCATTTGGTCAGTCTCAGTCATCTTTGTGTTTCTCCCAAAATAAAGCTTTTGCAATCCATATAAGGACTATGAGTAATAGTCTAGGGTCAATCATTTATCACCTCTATTCCTAAGCTCGTCAAGCAAGTCTTTAATAAAAAAAGCTTTTGCTCGGGGTTCGGATAATGTAGCAAGATTGCGTACAAGTGAATCCATCTCAGTCTTGCAACTCGTAATAGTTGTGATAGGCACTTCTTTGTTAAGTAGTTCTAATGACGCAAGTGTCATGTCAGTGTCACTACCGAGTAGCCCAAACAATGCAAATACTAATTCTCTGTCAGTCATATAAGATACTATAGATATATTATTCCCTAGCGTAGCGCCTCTACGCAGTAGCTCCCACTAGTTGGATGGGCAATGGGTAAGTTAACGTTTGTAACAGTCCTTTAGTAAAACAACTACTTCGTAATGGCATCCCCCAACACTGAGCCAATCTTTAAGAAGATACCCTTTAAAGCAATAGTATCTTTGAGTAATCAAGTCATCCCTCGTAATGGTGGAGATACTACTAGTTCTGCACTACTCCTAGTACAAGCTGGTGAGAATGGACTCATCATAGAATGTATCCAAGCTATACCAGTAGCTACTAGCGGCACTGTACCTACCACAGTCCTACGCCTACTAAAGAAAGGAGCTAATAGTAATCGACTAACCCTAGCCCTACCAGAAGTACAGCTAGTATCTATTGACAGTGCATCAGTCAATGATGCTACAGCCCTAGTCACTATCAACGTACCCTTGCCTGACTCTATCCAAGGAGTGTTAGGAACCAAAGCATTACTACTTGGCCCTAACGAATCCCTATATGCTGCCCTCTCCCAAAGTGTTAGCCCCAATGGGTATAACATCACTGTTCAGGGTGGGTTCTATTAGATAAACCATTACTTTCCTACCAGCTTCGTTACAGGGCAGCACTCTAATTTCACAACCATCAGTAAATGTGATAGAGAAAGAATCAACTATCCCTGCCCGAAAGTTACCTCTTTTGTCGTTAACTCTTACACATCTAACCACCTTGTCCTTATAACTCATTATGGCTTCCTACAGATTTAATCGATTTGCTAACGACATTGCTAGAGTGAATGTCAACCTTACGTCAGACGCACTATACATAGCACTTGTGACTGCACTACCATCTACATCAGTATCAACAAGGGCTGACCTGACTAATGAAGTAGCTGGTGGTTCTTATGTGCGAAAAGACCTAGTTAAGACATCTGGCACTAACCCTGCGGTGTACCTATCTAACTCATCTTCACTACGCTTTGACAACACGGTATGGACTGCGCTATGGACTGCTGTAGCTACACCCATTGTTGGTGGTGTAATCTTCAAGGGTACTGTAGGGGCTTCGGCTAGCACTGATATAGCACTAGGCTTTATCGAACTAGTACCAGCCTACACACCTCCTACCTCACCCTCACCAAGTCCTGCTACCTTTACCTTTGTCTGGAATACGGCAGGGGCTATATTCTTAGGACAGTAGATCGGCTCGTTAAAAGTGAGAGGATTTTCGCATATCGTTTATCATCTCAGCTTCTTCGTCTGCCCATTCTCTTTCTCTAGCTGCGTCATCGTCATACAAGTCATCACTGAAAGAATTGGGACTATCTACCACAGTGATATTGTTAACATCGCCTCTAACAAAGCTCTTAACAACTGGCATATCCCATAGTTCTTTAGGGATAGGGATATTCTGAGCTAGGCAAGTGCTGATAGTTCCATACATCTCGCCTAGAACGAAGATGGAGTAGTAGTGATTCAACACTACTTGCCTTTCTTCATCAGCCATATCTTCGGGTAGCTTGATATGTGATAGAAGATTCTCATCAAACACTTCTTGCGGGTCTTTAACTTGTAGCATCTGTATCTCCTGTAAGCTTTTTGATTTCTAACTCTGCAATTTCAGTCAACACTATTGCAACAGAATCAAAGCCACAAGCGTGACGATGAATAGTTGCAATAGCTTCCCGAATAATGTTAGGCAAATTGTATTCATTTAAGACTAAAGCTGTATATTCCTTGTCTGTCATAATGTGTTTAGTATTTATTAACTTATCCCCTAGCGTAGCGTTCTTATGTCCATCATCCCTTGCCGACAACTCCTCACTTCGTCCCTAACGCTCTACGTTAACTGGTGGGGTTCGGATACTAATGATGGACTAGCACCACAAACAGCTTTCCAGACTATACAAGCTGCAATCCTAGCCTTTAGTACTAAGTATGATACTGGAGGCTATGACCACACTATCTCACTAGCTGCTGGATACTACAACGGTGCTACGTTAACTGAAGTAACTGGTGGTGGTAGCATCACAATCACAGGGCAAGGAGCTACCACATTTCTCAAAGGGAACATACAAGTTAATCAAAGACGTTCTAGATACGTCCTTAAGAACTTAACCTTCGCTACTGAAGACTCCTTTGCTGTGTCAACGGTCAATGGCTATGTAGAACTAGCTGAAGGTATTGTCTATGCCATTACACAAGCTACTAGTCCAGCCTTACTTGTAGCCGAACTAGATGGTGTAATCAATGTAACTAATGACTTTGCCCTAACCTATACGACTGGTGTACTACCTACCTTAGCCTTTGCTAGAGGCAAAGGTCAGATAAGGTTAAATAATATACAAGTAACAGCTACAGGTGCATTGAACTGGTTGACTGCTACTCTATGGGCGCAGTCGGGTGGGCTTATAGATGCACGTAACTTTAGACATACTGGTAGTGACCCTACGAGTGGGTTAAGGTGGATACAAGAGTCTAATGGCTACATCATTGGTAATGGTGGTACTGACATCTTAGGTACTACTAATGGCGCTACTGCTTTAGTAACTCAAACTAACCCCGTGGTAATACCTCAAGCACAGTTAGGATTTAATCTACCTATCAGTTTCAGTACTGCTACTTACTCTTTGAGTTAGTTAAAGTCTGCATTAAACACTTTGATAGCATCACGCAATCCTCTGTCGGTAAAAGGAAATGATAATGGTGTGGCTTCATCAACACGGGTAACAAGGTACGCGTTGTCACTAGGATGAGTTGGACACACAAGTATAGATATCTTTCTCTTTGGTTCTAGAATGAGATTAAACTCATAGAACTTTTTCTTTAAGGATTCATAAGTTAATTTAGTCATAGTCCCTCTTAATCTTTCCCCTATAGCGTAGCGTCCATGAGTACAATCTCTCCACAAGAATCTCAATACTATAAAGAGTTAGTAACACCATTCCAAACAATGGGACGATTACTCATCGGGACTGACCTTAGAGATACACAGTGCGATAGATTCGGCAGAGGTAACTTAAGACTAGTAGGCTACGGAGATTCTAGTGGTGGATATGCCTTTAGCCCTAAGAATCAAGATGCTGCTATAGCTCCTTCATTATTCTCAGCTAATCTATCTAACATAGCTAATGCCATACCACGTTTAACTGAAGTACAAGACATGGCGGGTAAGTGGATTGATACTATAACCCTCCATGCTTTAGATGAGTTTATTGAGCAAACTACACCGCAATCCTTTACCGAGAATACTTTCCGAATCTTCTGTGGTGGTCAGAAAGACTATAGAGGAGATGGTACTGGTCAACGCAATGTACGCAACACCTTCACCCTTCTAGCTGAAATACCTATCCCTGCCCTAACAAGGGCTGATGTACCAAGGAGTCTTAATGTCAAGGTATGCGTGTATATACCACCAGCGCAGAACATCTATGTAGGACTAGCTCAACCACAACCTTACACATGCTCGTTTGAGATGTGGGATTTGCAAGCTAATACGCAAGTAGGCTCAGGGTTCTCCAATTCTATTGGAGGTTCGCCTACCGTAGCTAGTGGTAATGACCTCAACGAAGATATTACTAACCCTAGTGCTGATACCCAGTTTGTCTTACCTATGAGATTTAACACTGCTACTTGGCGATTAGGCACTGGTGGCCCTGAATTCCCTCAACCTAACGTACCACCACCATCAACTGTACCCCCTGAGACCCCTGGTACTGGATCGCCTAGCACTGACTCTGTTGGAGCTGGCTCTCCTACATCATCCTCAAGTGGGTCATCTCCATCTTCTCCTAGTAGTGGCGCTCAACCTGAGGTACCCGCCCCTGCTGAAGGTGGATGTATACCAGTTCAGGATTGTAGTTGGCATCCAGTAACTAGTGCCGAATCAGCAAGAGTAGACGCTAACCTCAACAACTCTACCAGCCTATGTCCTACAGGTACTGTAGCTAGGGGCATTATAGACTTTGAAACATCAGGTTCATTCGTGCTTTGTTGTAGCCCTGATACATTCCCTCCTAACAACCTAGGATGTTCTGGTATCCCAGCAACTAAGTACTCATGCTTTAGTGGTGGGGTTTGCGCTTTAGATGCTTTAGGTACTTACAATACAGAAGCTGAATGCTTGGCTGCCAGAACTCGTTTATACACTATCTCTCGCTCTGGAGGGGGGAGTAGCAACTGTTCTAACCAAGGAATCATCGACCCAAACGACTCTATCCCACAAGTGTCTCCTTGGACTCCCCCCTATTCATCTTCTGTTGCGCCAGGTACAACACAACCTTGTGGGGTTTCTAAGTTTAATGTGTTTGACGCTAATGGACTTATTTTCCAGACCACTGGATACTACACATTCTATAATGTTGTTGATGCTGGATTTGGATGCCCGTAACTCATGAAGCCTAACGATTACTCAACTGGCTCTAGGATTGTCCTTAGCCCAGACCAACAACAGACTATATCTAACCAATACAAGCGTTACATGAAAGCGCTTGAGTATACGTCTGATTCAGTTCGGTTTGAAACACCTGACCCTGACTCTGGATTAATCCTTGATGCTAGGTTCATTAGACCTGACCAACAACAATTCATAGCTGAGGCTAAATCCTTTGACTATCGTGTAACCGCTAGAGTTATCAATAGTTCAACCGTTGCCCTCCAATCATCAACCTATGCAGTTAAGGTTGAAGGTCAAACAGTTAAGTCTCTAGGACGTTACTTCTACACAGTACCTAACAATACTCCCTTAACACCAGAACAGTTACTACAAGCCCAAGGTAAGGGTATAGATGGACAATACACAGTACTCAATGACCAAGGGCAATCCATAGCACTAGTCACCACGGTAGGAGAGATTGTACCTATAGGAACACCTGAGACTGTAGTTCAGTCAATAGCTACTGGTCGTGCATTAGGTTATAGATGTACTTGCCCTGATTACTTAGGACAACAATCAGATCTCCTACCAACACTCTTAGGTGAACAGCAAAAAGTGTTTGGTGTACTAGGGAGCCGTGGAATCTGCAAACACGTATTTAGCGTGAGACTAATCAGAGGTGATGTAGTTAGCGTTCCACAGTCTCCCCCCACCATAGAGCCTGAATCCAATCGAAAGGTCAATTGGTCAGGTGTTAAGGAAGTATCTAATCGTGGTGGTAAGGGTAGAGTTAAATGGGTTTAATCCCACTTCTCTTTACCATCCAACTTAGACTCATCAATCAACTCATAGAAGTCCCATAGACCTCTAGCGTACCAGCCCGCAGCAAAGAAGCTACCAGCAATAACAATCCAAGCGAATAGTGCCATAGTTAATCCTTAATAAATAATTTAATAGTTTTGCCGTTATCCTGAATTGAGATAGTCAGGTTGTTGTGGATGAAAGACTTGTCAAACTCACGTCCTGATTTAGTAACAACTACAACCCTAGATACATTAGTCATATCTATATCTTGGTCTGCAACAAAGTCTAAGCTAATCATAGTTACTCCATATATATCTACCCCATAGCGTAGCGTGATAGTATATTGGAATTACAACTATTGCCCTAAACTTATGAGCTTCACTGGTGGACAACGCGCACTCTCTAATACCAATGAATTGTCTGGGACTCAAAGAGGTTTAATCCTTGGTTCTTTCCTCCCACTTACGACAACTTTGACCTTCCCCCTAATCGCCACTAACGTAACCAATGACCAGACCGCTACAGTATCAGGTGCTTCTCTAGGTGACTTTGTACTAGTAGCTCCCACAACTGCATTAGTAGCTGGTTTAGAGTTGACTGCATTTGTCTCTGCTGCTAACACTGTAACTGTCCGTATTGGTAACGCAACTGCTGCTGGTATTACCCCAGGCGCTCTAATCTTCAACATCCTAGTCCTTAAGCCATAGGTGAGACATGTCCGATATTGTAGGCTCTAACGGGCAAAGATATTTATTAGTAACAAACGTAGACCCAGCAACAGGACAAGTAGTGCCTGGTGGTGGGTCTATAGATACGACTGCATCAGGTACAATTACCACTCAAAATCTAGTTCCCGCTGGCGATGCAACAGCTGGCTCCGCAGTATCCATAGACCTTGATAGCAAAGGTACGGTTACGATTCAAGTAACTGGAACTTATACAGGCGCTCTATCAGCACAAATCACGACTGACGGGACGAATTGGGTTACTCCTACGAATACCGTATTTAAAAATATGGTCACAGGTGCAAATAGTGTTACTATTCCAAGCGCATCCGTGGGGATTTGGCAGATTGAAGTTATAGGGCACGCAAAATTTAGATTAAGCGCTCTTGCAGCTGTCACAGGTACAGCTACTATTGCTCTAAGAGCAGCGG